AGCGCCTGAACCTGCGCACGGTCCTGACCCTGGCCGATGGCGAGCGCCTGGACATCAACCCCGACCACAGTTGGCAGGTGACCTATGCCGTTTGAAACCCCTTCGCTGCCGGTGCTGATCAAGCGCGCCCAAAGCGACCTGGCCAGCGATTCGCTGCGCCAGTCCGATGCCCAAGTACTGGCCCGCACCCTCGGCGGCGCCGCCTATGGCCTGTATGGCTACCTGGATTGGATCGCCGAGCAGATCCTGCCGGACAAGGCCGATGAATCCACCCTGGAACGCATCGCCGCCCTGCGCCTGAACCAGGCGCGCAAAGCGGCCCAGGTGGCCAGCGGCAACGTCAGCTTCACCGCCACGGCCGGTGCGGTGCTGGACGTCGATACGCTGCTGCAATCGACCGATGGTCGTACCTATAAGGTGACCACCGCCCGCACCACCAGCAATGGCCTGAATACCGTCGCCATTGCCGCGTTGGACGCCGGCAGTGTAGGCAATGCCAATGCCGGCCTGGTGCTGACGCCCGTGCAGCCTGTGTTAGGTATCGGCAGCAGCTTCACCGTGCTGGCGCCTGGCGTGACCGGAGGTGTCGCCCGGGAAAGCCTTGAGTCGCTGCGGGCGAGGGTGATCCGTTCCTATCGCATCATCCCCCATGGCGGTTCGGCCCAGGACTATGAGACCTGGGCCCTGGAATGCGCCGGTATTACCCGCGCGTGGTGTCGTGGCAGTTACCTGGGCCCGGGCACCGTCGGCCTGTTCGTGATGCGCGACGACGATCCGCAGCCGATCCCCAACGCCGAGCAATTGGATGAGGTGCGAGCGTATATCGAACCGTTGCGCCCGGTGACCGCCGAATTGCATGTGCTGGCACCGACGCAAGTACCGGTGAACTACCGGCTGCGCATCACGCCGGACACCAGCGCCGTGCGGGCCGCCATCGAGGCCCAACTGCGCGACCTGCATAACCGCGAAGCCGGCCTCGGCGAAACGCTGCTGCTGAGTCATATCGCCGAAGCCATCAGCAGCGCCACCGGCGAAACCGACCACAAACTCAGCGCACCGGTGGCCGATGTCGCCGCCGCGAGCAACCAGTTGCTGACGTTCGGAGGCTGCACATGGCTGGAATAAGAACCGCCGAACAGTACCAGGCCCAACTGCGCAGCCTGCTACCCAGCGGGCCGGCGTGGGATCCGGAGCGCGTGCCGGAACTGGATGAGGTGCTGCAAGGCATCGCCGAGGAACTGGCCCGCCTCGACGCCCGTGCCGCCGACCTGCTCAACGAGATGGATCCGGCGGGGGTGAGTGAGCTGGTGCCGGATTGGGAGCGGGTGATGAATTTGCCGGATCCGTGCCTCGGGGCTACGCCGCTGTATGACGATCGCCGGTTGGCGGTGCGTCGGCGGTTGTTGGCGGTGGGCAGCCAGACGGCGGCGTATTTTATCAATATTGCACGCAGCCAAGGGTACCCCGACGCGACCATGACCGAGCATCGGGCTCCCCGGATGGGACGTTCGCGGTTTGGCCTGACGCATTTCGGCACCTGGCAAGTGCAGTTCATGTGGACGCTTAACACCGGCGGACGCCTCTCTCTTGGCCGCCGTTTTGGCGCCAGCTATTGGGGCGAACGCTTTGGCATGAACCCAGGCTCTGCCCTGGAGTGCCTGATCCATCGCAGCGCACCGGCTCATGCGCAGGTACACATCAATTATGACTAAGGAGTAAAAAATGGATTATCCAAAAAGAGTGCCCAGTGTAGGTTTGGTCAATGGCAAGTTTGTCGATGAGAACCCGGTGACCGGTGCACCGGGATCCTTGATACCGGCTCAGTGGGGGAATGCTGTCACGGAAGAAGTTTTGAACGTGATTACATCCGGAGGATTGGTTCCGGATGAAAGTAACAACGCACAGCTTCTTGCTGCGATAACGACAAAGATTGCATCAGCGATCCCGGCGGCTCCACCGGCAGCTTCGACGACTGGTCGTGGAGTTGTCGAATTGGCCACTGATGCAGAAACTCAGTCTGGAGCTGATATCGAGCGGGCTGTTACTCCCGCTGGGCTATCGGCGCGTACCGCCACAGTGGCTCGCACCGGTATCGTTCAGTTTGCGACGCAAGCCGAAGCCGAGGCGGGTCTGAATGCAACCAAGGCATTGAATCCGCTTGGCGCTGCTCAAGCAATGGCCAAGTACGGTTTAGGTTCTAATTCAGTACCTTTGCTTACGACCGTGGCTGATTCAACTACAGCAACAGGTCTATATCAGGTCGATGCGACGACTATTGGTCTGCCGATACCTGAGGCGGGTTTCATTGATATTCGTCGTGGTGGTTCTGGTCTTGTTAGCCAACAGTATTATTCCCGAAGCAGTGACCGTGCTTTTTTTCGGAGGGGAAACGGATCTCTCGGTACATGGGGCGAACTCATGCATACCGGCACTGTCGCTTCTCAGGCCGAAACTGATGCAGGTGCGGCCGATAACAGGTTTATTACGCCGAAAAAACTCCGCTGGGGTTTTGCCATTAGTCTAGCCACAAATGGTTATGTGGTTTTCCCTTCATGGCTTGGCGGATTGGTGATCCAGTGGGGAAGTGTTGCTACGCCGACTGCTGACAGGGAGTATTCAGTGACCTTCCCTCTCGCCTTTCCGACTGCTGTATTTAACGTAATTTCGAGCTTTGGGTACAACGACGTGCGCGTAAATGACGGCTGTGTCGCGCAAACGCGGCTGGTAACTCAGACAGGTTTTTTCGCAAATCGTCAAGATATAGCCGCCACCATGTCTTTGCCGAACTCTTATATTCAATATCTCGCCGTAGGCTACTAGGAGAGCAAATGAAATACAGTCCTAAAACGGGTGGGTTTTATAGCGAGCGCGTCCACGGAACCGCCATCCCTACTGATGCTGTTGAAATATCCATGGGGGCCTACCTTGATCTGATGACAAAGCAGGCCGAAGGGGCTCGGATTCTAGTCAGTGCTGCTGGTTACCCATATGCTGCAGAACAGAAAAAGCGGCCTGCATCGACTCGAGAGGAGATTGAAGCATTGCGGCTGATCGCTTATGCCGATCCATTAAAGGGCTCCGACCGCCACTTCTCCGAGTCGAACCGGGAACGACTGCTTGGCAATGCAGAGGCGGCAGAAGCGGCAAAAGTCAATGGATTTTCTCGTTTCGCTGAGATTCGGGCCGAATATCCATGGCCTGATAGTTCTGATGTTGTCTAGATAACTCGAGTAACTGAAGCAATCGACTCATTTTGGTTTAAAGAAACCAATGTTTGCCAATGTATGGCAGTCCCTTCATATGTTCATGGACACAATATATACGTCAACTTCGACTAAAGCTTTCTTGAAAAAATACATATGAAGAGCCTTCAATAACATCAAGGAGAACGCCATGCTGTTTACAGGAATTCAGTTGCTGCAAATCCTTCCGAACGCCGGTGCCAATGCCGGCGTTTTTGCGCCGGCCCTTAACGACGCCATGGGTCGTTATCAGATCGTAGGTGTCAAACGCATGGCCGCATTCCTCGCCCAGGTCGGTCATGAGTCCGGACAATTGCGTTACGTGCGGGAGCTGGGCAGCGAGCAATACCTGAGCAAATACGACACCGGAACCCTGGCCGTTCGCCTGGGCAACTCGCCCCAGGCCGACGGTGACGGCCAGAAGTATCGTGGCCGGGGGTTGATACAGATTACCGGCCACGACAATTACCTTCGTTGCAGCCTGGGATTGTTTGGCGATGAGCGCCTGCTGGCCTTGCCCGAACTGCTGGAACAGCCGCAATGGGCCGCCGAGTCTGCTGCGTGGTTCTGGGAGCAGAATGGCTTGAACGAACTGGCCGACCGTGATCAGTTCAGCAACATCACGCGACGCATCAATGGTGGTTTGAACGGGTTGCAGGATCGTTTGCAACTCTGGGCAAGGGCGAGGGAGGTGTTATGCCAACCTTCGGCCTGATGCCTTTTTCCTTCCGCTCGCTTGGTATCGTGATGTTGCTGATGCTGTTGATCGGTGGTCCGGCGATGTTGGCCTGGCGGCTTCAGGATTGGCGGTACGGCAGGCAGTTGGCGCAGTTGGCGCAGTCACAATCCGAGACGCTGAACCAGATCACCCAGGCAGCCGCGATGCAGCAAAAGGCCGAGCAGGACAAACGTCTCGCCTTGGAACAACAACTCTCCAACAGCGAACAAACCCACTACCGAGCCCTGAGCGATGCCCAACGTGACCAGGATCGCCTGCGCGATCGCCTTGCTACTGCTGATGTCCGGCTGTCAGTCCTCCTCGACGCCGACGATGTTGCCGCCGGTTGTGCAGTGCCTGCCGCCCCCGGCACCGGCGGCCTGGATCATGGCGCCCCACGCGCCCGACTTGACCCGGCGCATGCTCGACGAATTGTCGCCATCACCGACGAGGGCGACCGTGGATTGATCGCCTTGCAGGCTTGCCAGGCCTATGTCAGGGCGCTGCGCCAGTAATCCGCCGAGCCTTGCAAGCTTCGAATGCTCGTGTACGGTAGGCGCCAATCGCGTCGAATCAGGAGAGCATCATGGACGACATTACCGAGCTGGCCGCAGAACTGGGCAGGCGTTTGCAGTTGCTCAATGCCCACGTCACCACCGCCGAGTCCTGCACCGGTGGCGGGATTGCCGAGGCGATTACCCGGATACCGGGAAGCTCGGCCTGGTTCGAGGCCGGTTTTGTCACTTATTCCAATCGCCAGAAGACCCAGCAATTGGGGGTGCCCGACGAGTTGTTCGAGAAAGTGGGCGCGGTCAGTCGTGAGGTGGTGGAGGCCATGGCTCGGGGCGCCCAGCAGAAAAGCCTGGCGCGTTTCGCCGTGGCGGTCAGCGGCGTAGCCGGGCCGGACGGGGGCTCGCCGAGCAAGCCGGTGGGCACCGTGTGGCTGGCCTGGGCCGTTGGCGAGACGGTGTTCAGCGTGCAGAAGTTCTTTCCGGGCAACCGCGACGAGGTCCGCCGACAAACGGTGAAGGCCGCGCTAGACGGGCTGTTACAACATGCCGCCGGAGAAATCTCAAATCAGGGGTAGGCGATCCCCGATCGCTGTGGAATAATACT